AATTGGCTCAATTTCTGTATCAGGAACTTTAACCATACCATCAGGGAGTACATTTGTAATATTATGAGCAAACTCGAGGTACAAATCATAGATGCACCAAGCGGACAATCTACAGTTACCATTGGTGATAGCAACGCATCAACTATAACTTTAAAGTCAGGTGCAACACTTACAAACTTTCCAGCTAATACCCCAGCATTATTTGCTTTTTTAAATACAACACAAACTGCTACAAATAATAACTATACAAAAGTAACATTAAATCAAACATCTATTGATACTGCTAGTGGTTTTAATACAAGTAGTTATGAATATACTGTTCCTGAAGCTGGTAAATATTATATTATGGCAACAATAATTTTTACTACTGGAGCAGCAAATGCTTTGCGTGACCATAACATTTCAATAAGAAAAAATGGATCAAGTTTTGCTCATACTACAGATAATCCAAATTCTGCTTACAAAGCAACTGGAACTTTAGAGTGTTCTACTATTGCAACATTAGCTGCAAATGATGTGATTAGTTTATATGGACACATAAACTCTACAAATGCTGCTCAGTTTGAAGGTAGTAGCACAGAAACAAATGAAACAAGTTTATATATGTTTAAATTAGCAGGAGCATAGATGAGTATATTAAAAACAAATCAAATAACTGATTTAGGGGGTAACAATATTATATCCTCTAATGGTAGTGGTACATTTACACAGACTTTTGCTTCTAATACTCCAAGTTTTTATGCTTTTGGAAGTGGATCTACACAAACAATACCAGATCAAACTGCAACTAAAGTTACTGTGTTTAATACTGAGGGATATGATTCTGATAATATGTTTGCCGACAATAGATTTACTCCTACAATAGCTGGAAAATATTTTGTTTACTGCAATCTATATTGGGATACAGGAACAGCTAATGATTATCATAATGGTGCAGCACAAATAAGAAAAAATGGCACTAACATTTGTGCTCCGACAAACAATTGGAACGCAAGTGGAGGTAACGCTATGGGTATGCATGTAGGAGTGGCTGTAGATTTGAATGGTTCAGGTGATTATGTAGAAATTTATTGTTATCAAAATACAAATTCAGGTAATTCTGTTTATGTTTACGCAACACAATCAAACTCTAGTTTTGGAGCATATAGGATCATAGGAGCATAACATGACATCAATCATTAAAGTTAACACTATTGCAGACATAGGCAATAACACCCTATTAGAAACTAATGGATCTGGAACTATTACTACTAACAATATAGGTGGTCAGAATACTCCAGCTTTTAGAGCAACAAGAACCTCTAATCAAACTCTAACTGATGCTACTAATACAAAAATTCAATTTAACAATGAAGATTTTGATACTAATAATTGTTATGACAATTCTACAAATTATCGTTTTACACCTACAGTAGCTGGAAAATATTTACTTGGAACTCAAATTAGAATGTTATCGGATGGTAATAGTTTATTAGCAACAACTAATGTTGCATTTTTTAAAAATGGAAGTGAGGTAGTTAGTTCACCTACAAATTTCAGAAACAATCAAATAAATGGTCAAACATATTTCTTATCAGACATAATGACATTTAATGGAAGTTCCGATTATGTAGAAGTATATGTTAATGCAGATGTTGATAGTGGTGGTATTGTTGCTGCTGGTGGAAGTGCGTGTCATTTTTTTGCATATAGGATAATAGGAGCATAGCATGGCAATAACTCGTTTAAATAATAATTCAATTACTTCGATAACAGCTTTGCCTAGTGGTGTTCCAGTGGGTTCAACAATGGCAGATGCTTGGAGAATTACATCAAGTTTTACACCAACACATGATGCTTTAACAATTATCACTTCTGGTTGGGGGCAAGATGACGAAACAGGATACGGAAGAATAGGCTCATCAATGAGTCAAAGTTCTGGAATTTTTACTTTTCCTTCTACTGGAATTTATGAAGTAACTTTTATATTAACTTTTCAAGGTAACTCAGATTATTATTGTGGAACTGTAATACAAAACACTACAAATAATTCAACATACAATAGAAGAAATCTATCCTACGCATATCAAATACATGATGGTGGTGGTAGTTCTACTGGTAGTGTAACAACTGTAAAATCATTAATTGATGTTACTGATACATCAAATGTAAAAGTAAGATTTGGTTATAATACAAATGGAGCATCATCAATTCATGGAAGCACAAACGAAATAGCTACTGGTGCAATATTTATAAGATTAGGTGATACCTAAAATTAAAAAAGAAAGGAAAAACAAATGGCACAACTATCAACAACAATAAAACTTTACGCAGAAGCTAATGGTGTATCTGATGTAGATTTTACTAAAGATGTTTTGTTGCAAGATGACTCAGATGGCAAAGGAGCATATATCAAAGAATGGAACTTAGATATACCAAAGCCAGACGATCTGTCTGAATACGAAGCTGAAGCAAAAAAAGAAGAAGCAAATCAACTTGTGATAGCCAAGCGTGTATCTCTCTATGGATCTGCAATAGATCAAATTCAAATCCTAGTAGAGCAAGGCGTTGACGCATTAGTTGAAAGAAATCTTAAAATAAAGTCCGACAATCCAAAGGAGTAAACCATGTGTGAATATTGTGGTGGTGAGTGTGTTTGTAGGTAACTATAGACACACTACAATATAAATGATAAATAGATTTTATGACAGAATCTGAAAAAGAAATTAATAAATGGCGTAAAGAAGCCAGAGCCAATAAAAGGCAACAAACAAAATTACAGAAAGTAATTGATGAACAAGAGATATTTATCACTTACCTTACTAAGAAAATATTAAGACTAACCGAAGAAGAAGAAATGAATATGCATCTAACAACAGAACTTAATAAGTTCAAGAACCTAAATCTATCTGAAAAGATAGAAACTATGGATACAGCACATGCCAACTCAATCGGAGAAAATAAATAAATTAGATAAAGATATCCTGATTATAAAAAAGGATATCGAAGTCATTAAGACAAACCACCTTAAACATATAGAAACTGATATATCTATGATAAAAAAGGTCATGTGGTCAGTAGGATTTTTAGTATTCTCAAACCTACTAGCAATCATTATGATACAGTTTAAGTGAAATTCTATCTCATCATTGTATTTTGTGTACAATCACTAACATCACCTCTTGAAAATACTTGTACTGTAGAGCCTTTATATCAAGAGACATTTTCTACTATACCAGAGTGTCTTGCATATGTGGATAACTTTAGATACAGTATAAAGAATAATAAAGATTTGTTTGTAACAGGATTCTGTACACAAAAGCAATTAAATGCCATTTGAAGAATTAAAACAAAGAATTAAAGATCATGAAGGATATAGATTAGATATCTATAAAGATAGTCTTGGTTTTAAAACTGGAGGCTATGGTCATAAAATAAAAAAAGGTGATATTATACCTACTACCAAACAGGGTTGGGAAGATTTATTTGAACAAGATTTTATTATAGCTTGTCATGGTGCAGATAAATTACTCGGTGATTGTGATATAGATATTACTGCAAGAGAAATACTAATAGAAATGGTTTATCAAATGGGAACTAAAGGTGTATCTAAATTTAAAAAAATGTTATCAGCTATTAAAGATGAACGCTATACAGATGCTTCTAATGAGATGATAAATAGTTTATGGTATAAACAAACACCTAATAGAGCTTCGGCATTAGCTTTAATTATGAGAGAAATAGATGTTACTTAATATTATTAGTCCTATTGCTAGTGCTGTATTTAAAACTATAGACAAAGTAGTAGACAATAAAGGTGAAGCTGAAAAGCTAAAAGCCAAAGTCCAGGAGAAGATTATATCTGGTGAACTAGCAGAACTAGAAGGTGCTGCTAAAATTATACAAACAGAGGCACAAGGTGGATTCTTACAGAGAAACTGGAGACCGATTATGATGTTAGTCTTTGCTGGATTGATGGTAGCTCATTGGTTTGGTTTTACTGCACCTAATATTCCAGAATCTGTACAGAACTCTTTGCTAAATATTATACTAGTTGGAATTGGAGGGTATACCATTGGAAGATCAGGCGAAAAAATCGCAGACAAGTTTAAAAAAGACAAGTAGATCATACACCAAGAAGTTTAAAGATAGTCCTACGGTCCTTAAAACAGGAAATATGGACAAAATTCTGGTCATTTCTGACTTACATATACCATATCATCACCCTGATAGCTTTGCTTTCTTAAATAAGCTAAAGACTAGATATGCATGGGATAAAATAATTAATATCGGTGATGAGATGGATTGGCATAGTATCAATGTAAGCCATGTTATTAATCCAGATTTACCTTCGGCAGCTGATGAACTAGAAGTTGGTAAGTTCTGGATGAAGAAACTAGAGAAGATGTATCCAGATATGTTGTTACTAGAATCTAATCATGGATCTATGGTCTTGCGTAGAGCTATGGCTAAAGGAATGTCTAAGTTCTTTTTGAAAGATTATAATGAAATACTAGATGTATCATCTCGGTGGAAGTGGAAAGAGTATCATTGGGAAAACAATCAACTCGGTAGGATATACTTTGCACATCAAGTATCTAAGAACATTGTGAAGTCAGTACAACTTATGTCTGCTTCGGTATGCCAAGGGCACTACCATACGCAGTCAAATATAGAGTATGTCGGCAACGACTTTCATCTAAACTGGGGTATGTCTGTGGGTTGTTTAGTAAATAAAACATCTCTAGCTATGGCATACATGAAGATCAATGTAGCTAAACCAATACTATCTTGTGGTTGCATCATAAATGGTGTACCATACTTAATACCAATGTTATTAAGGAAGGATGGTTCTTGGGATGGGCAAATATACATCTAAAGATAAAAAATATTTTAATAAAATAATTGAACATGGGTGTTGTGTACCTGGATGTACATCTAACACACCTATGAATGTCCATCACTTACGAGGATCACAAGTACAATTCAAAAGATCTAATCATCTTGTAGTACCATTATGTTTTGAACATCATTCGGAACTAACATGGGGTAAGTATAAACCTGAGTTTAAGTTCTGGGATTACTATGAGTTTGATGCTTTAGAATATGCTAGTGAATTGTATGATTTATACTGTCAACAACATTAATACTTTTAACTTTTTTCATAATAGACCTACCAATATTATTGGTGCTTTTTTCACCAGTAAGATGCATAGCAACTACTGCATAAGCACAGAAGATTGTATCTGCGTCATACCCAAACTGTTTTAGATATGTAGTATAATCAGTTAAGGTTTCTATTAACTCATCAAGTTGAGATTTAAGTACCATGTAGTATATATATGGCTTTGTTTATAACATGTCAATTCATGTACCTGGAATGATTTAATGGATTTTCCAGGATGGCATTATGCTTCGCCCTTCCTCACCAACCATATATCAAAGGAGTGTTTTTGACTGCCTCACACAGCTACGCAACACCAGCGTCATCTATAACGAAATAGCTATTTTACACAGTACTCGCATAACGCTATAGAAACTGAATTTGCTAAAGGCGGTGGATTCGTGCTACACTATATCCACGCATTAAGTTAATTAAACTAGTATTACGATTCAACACCCAAACTTTCTGTGTAGGCGTGTAGCCACCAGCTTTGATTTACTTAGCCACCCTGTGGCTCAATGCTTTACGCTCACTACCTTAATGTCTTTCCTACACAGTTCCATATGGACACTTACCTATCTCTACTGATCTCACTAAAAGCATTTGTTTCTTTATGTATAAAATATAACATATGCCATACTGCTATATCATATGGTTTATGAGCAGTTTTGCAGAAAGTGAGTTCATTATCTTTCTTGTATTTATTAATAACAAATGTTTCATG